AGATTTGATAGTCTCATTAAAGTTCTCATCGAATTCAAACTTAACAAAGAAGTCCATAGCCTATAGATACTTTCCGATCAACTTGTTCATCACAGGCACATACTGCTTAATGATACGAGTCTTGATACCACCATCCTTCAGCATAGATGAAACTATACCTAAGGTCTCTTTATCATCAAATAGTTTAGTTTGATTTTTATGGTGGGCTTCAAGTTGATCTTCTTGATCTTTGATTTCATTACTATCAATAGCAATAACTTCATTCTCAGCTTCATCTAACTCAGTCTTAATATGTCTACACGAGTTAAGAGCCATCTTATGATTTGCTCTATGACCACTAGCGTCAAGATTCTTAGAGTTAATATCGTCTTCGACAAGATCGATCTCCTTAAGACGCTCCTCTACTTTTAGACCTCTAAATCCAAGTTCTTTCCTTGCCACTTCAATATCCTGTGCTTTCGAAGAATTACCGCTAACGGTTTCGGTCTTGAAGTCGTGTTCAATGCCCTGCTTGCAAGTTGGGCAGTTGTCGTTATGTTCGTAAAAGTCGATTTCTTTTCGTAGGGATTTGAGTTTGCTCGATAATTCTCCATCTAATGTTTGTAACTCCTCTAGTTTTTTTCTAGTAACTCCCTTATCTGATATGCCCTTAGTCAACTCTTCTATATCGTCCAGAATAGTATCAATGACAGCCTGTTCGCTTTCGATAAACGCAATTTGTTCACGCAACTTATCTTTAAGCTTCGATACTTCGCCTTGCTTCATCTCACGGATAGAGTCATTATGCTTTTTAGATGAATCGATTCTATTCTTAAGTAGGTCAATCTGATATTTGATATCAGTAATCTCTGTTTTATTAGATGATAGCCTATCCTTCAGTAACGTATTCATCACTGTAAATATTTGGATATCTAGCAAGTCCTCGATGACATCTCTTCTCTCACCAGCACGTAACTGCATGAAAGGAACAAACGTACTAGAACCTAGAACAACCACCTGACCGAAAGACTTGTAGTTCAACTTAAGGATACTTTCCTCAAGATAAGCCTGATAGTCACGAACAGCGGCATCCTGATTTATCAACTCACCATTCTTCCAAATCTCAAAGAAGTTTGGCTTGATGCCACGCCTAATTAGGTATTTAGCACCACTGATGGTAAAGTATGCTTCAACTTCTAAGCCCTTACCATTGATAGAATTAAGTAACTGATACTTCTTAATAGTACGAAACGCCTTACCATACAAAGCGAATGTTAATGCGTCAAGCATAGTTGACTTACCTGCACCATTATCACCGACAACAAGAGTAGACTTGCTTCGGTTTAATTCTACTTCTGTCCAAGCATTACCAGTACTTAAAATGTTCTTATAACGAACCTTCTCAAACAAAATCATAAATCAATCGCCTCTTTGTACAGATCATCTAGAATACTCTCAACCTTCGCCTTATCACCAGAAAACTCCAAGTTCTGAACATACTGCTTCAGAATGGTTAGAGTGTCTTGTGCCTCATCGACTAACTCACTTTCATCTATAACGTCAAGATTCATATGATCCTCTACGACTTTGATGTCGCATGGAGCAGATGCTTGTAGTCTATCTAAGAACAAGTCAAAGATGTAAGGGTTACTCTTATTAGATACTATAACTTTTATAAAGGTGTTTGTCAAGTTAGTTGTGTCTAAGTAGGCAACGTCCTCTATAGTCATATCAGTATCATTGTACACAATCTTGTGAAAAAGACTGAATGGGTTACGGATGTATTCCATTGTGCGAGATTCAGTATCAAACACACTAAAGCCACGCTTTTGATCGTGATCAGACCAAGTCATCTCGTACTGAGCACCTAGATATGTGATGTTACCGACTGATGATGGCTGATGAAAGTGACCAGAATATACTGAGTCGAACTTAGCAAACGTGTTGCGATCCATGCCATTATCGCATAGATGTCCTTTATCCATCTCGTAACCAGTAATCTCAAAGTGTCCCATAAGAATCTGGGCTTTGGTATCAGCCATAGCTTTCATCGATATATCATAGTTATCTGCACATAGCCATGGAGCAAGCATAATCTTACAACCATCCATGTTCAGCTCTACTGGCTTTTCCCAATATAGATGTAGGTTCTTGTGGCTTGTATTGCCATACAATTGATTCAGACTATTTACGTCATTAGTATTTTTGAAGTAGGTGTCGTGATTACCGGCTATCATGTATAGCTCGATGCCTTCATCTGCACAGACCCTCATGAAATGGTCTTCTAGATTTTTAGCTGTAACGAAGTTGATATACTTACGTCTGTCAGTAACATCGCCCAAGTGAAATACTGTCGTTATCCCATTCTCACGTAGATGTGGGAAGAATACTTCACGGTAAAACTTTATCTGATGATCAGCAATGGCAGTGTTATCATTACGTGCGCCCCAATGCGTATCGTTCAGGATTGCAATCTTCATACTCTAGTCCTCTTTTTTAGGATCTTCGTCAATAAACTTCTCTAGACCTTTCTTTGCTTTCACCTGTTGTTTCTTCTTGTCAGCCATCTTCTTCTCATATGTCCTAACAAAGTCATTCATATAATCGTTATTGAGATCGATATAAGCTGGTTCACCAGAAGCATCATCTGCGCCATCAGTAGCAGTACCCGTCATAACAGAATTCTCTGTGACTTTGTGCTTGATGTACAACTGCTTCTTCTCTTTATCGATACGTCTTAGAAAGGCGTACCATATAATCTGCGTAAAATAAGCGAATGGATTATGCGACTTCTCTGGGTCAAAGTTACCTAGTGCTTGGATAGCATTCTCTAGACCATCACTAATCATCTCATCTTTGTATGAGTAACCAGAAAAGTTTGGCTTAGATGCCAGTCTAGTAGATATCTGGTAGATACAGTGACCGATATAGTTTGGAATCTGTGGTCTTTTGTCACCTGAGTCCTCTGCTTCGTTGCACAATTTCTTGTACGCTACGATAGCTTCCAGAAACTCTGGGTTGTTTACGTAATTTCGTGTCGCTCTTTTAGCCATCAATCACCTCACCTTTTATAACTTATTTACTATAGTATATACAAAAACGTACCGTTTGTCAAGACATTATTAATTTATATTTTATTGAAATAGTACTAGAAAAGACTTGACATGCCTGTGGAATCGTGTATAATAGAGCTATGCTCTTAGAAATAGAACTAATGTTTAACACTAGACTTAGATTCAATTAACGCTGTGAACACATCTTCTAGCGTAGCATTGTCATCATCTAGATTGTCTTCTAGGCTGTAATTATCTTCAGACTGTAACTCTTCTAATCTGGATACGAATGTATCATAGTACTCTGTAGCTTTCTCGTTCGCTTTCCCCGAGAAGAGGATGTCATTCTTATTGAGAGAAACGGTATTCTCATCAGACAACAGCATCCAACTCTTAGCGAAGAATCCGTGAATAGGATGTATTCGCACTTGTACAGGGTTCTCGATAATCAAATCTGTTTCATCTTCTGATACAGAGTTAGCTATCAAGTCTTCACCGTTACTCATCTTAATATGAATCAGCATAATTTATCCTTTAATACTAACATTATATATACGATATTCAAACCCCTCATCGTTGTATATCTTAACTCGTTCGATGAAGTGCTTGACTGCGAAGTTCTTATTTGATTTCCATTGTAGATCATCAACTATGTCGTAAAGCGTAGCTTTACTATTATCATTACTCTTCCGAAGTACTCTACCTATTGACTGCAAGTTTCTTATTTTGGACTTAGACGGGCTAGCAAAGATAATGTTATCCAAACGCTTAATATTAACGCCAGTACTAAAGGTACCATAACTAGCGAGGATAATATTATCATCATTTGTCTCAGCCAATCTCCTAACTTCTTCCCTATCTTCTGCGCTAATTCCACCGTAGATAAAATGTACGTGTTTTCCGTCTTTCTCAAGTAAAGGCAATAAGACTTTGCCGTGCTTCTCAACGAACTGAAATAGTATGAGAGTGTTGCCTTGGAGCGAGTGAGCAAGATTTCGAATGTATTTGTTTCTCGATTCATTTGTAACTATCCAGTCAATTTCTTCCTGATAGGTCTTTCCCTTATTCAACTTCCTAATCGCATCTGGATATTGAAGAGTGATAGCAGTGATCCCAAACTCTGCGAGTGTGTTATCTTCTATTAACTTCTTTGTAGTAGTTACTTCATACACTGCGCCGAATAAACCTTCAAGCACTAATTTGTGTGTCTGCGATCCATCAAGTGTTCCTGTGAATCCGTAACGATACTTACAATCTATCATCTTCTCTAGTACAGATATCAGCGACTTAGCTTTAAA